CGTCTCCTTTACACGGAGAGGGTCGGCGGTTCGAAACCGTCACAAGGTACCAAATAATCTGTAAGTAGTGAAACGGTAAACATCAGGGCGGCAGTCCTGGCTAGGGGTTCGAGTCCCTTGGGAGTCCGCAAGACTCTTAGTATGGTACGGTTGCTGGTTCAACTCCAGCCTTACAGACCGAATTGTAAGATATATACTTACACGCGTTAGTAGCTAAATGGTTTAGCAGGAGCCTCTAAAACTCTGAATTACGGGTTCGATTCCCGTCTAGCGCACCAACTTTATTATAGCAAAGGAAAACTACCATGGAAAAGATTCCTCGCGTGTAGAACATGCACCCTCCGTAAGACCGATTAATTTCTAATCTCAACAATTATTAATTAAAAGGAATTACAAAATGTGTATCGAACTAAAAATCAAAGCAAAGCATCTCGCACTTGAGCCATCCATTATTCGTCATGAAGAGAATAAGCTCAAGCATCAAATCAAACATCACCGCAGTGATGATCAAACAAGTTCCATTTCGCTTGGTTGGAAACTAGACAGTCTAGTCCGCCACCGCAAGATGGATGTCCGCAACGAATCCCGAGCAACCCACTTAGCAAGAACCTATCTTGCAGGTAAACCTTACGCCCGAGCTGAGCTCAAGCGTAACGATGATGACTTTTTCAAGTTGTATATCGTACCCCGTGTGGTTGCAATGGTAACAAAATATGGCACCGGTGCTCAACGATCTGTCGATAAAAAGGCAATCATCGATTGGGCAAAGTTGCCAGAATAAAGCTCTTATCGTATAGTGATATTACATGCCCTTGGTACGGGTAGAACACAAGTTTGATTCTTGTTAAGAGCACCAAATAAATGTTGACAAGAACCCTGTAACGAGGTATACTTGTCTCATTGAAGAATTTAGAGTAGATTCAGCAAACCAAAATAATCCCAGGAGTAACGTCCTGGAACTGCTTGCCACCTTGGTGGATAGTGTTCGTAGAATACGAAATATGAGCCTGGCCGAGATGCAAGGATCGTGCGCCAACGACTGGCGATAGGGTCATGGAACTAGGGCGAGTGTCCGAAGTGGGTGACCAGAAAATAATCACCGTTCCGCCTACTCTGTTGTTTGAATTTATAGACTGGTTCCAGCATACCAAAACAATCTGCCAGGCCTTCGGGCCGAAAACCAACCCCGAATCTGGGTGAGGGCGTAGATACCCTTGATGATGTACCCAGTCTGTTATTTTTAGGTTAAGTCCCGCACAACAAAATTTCTAAGCAGAAAAAAAGTTTAACCTGTTGATTATTAAAGGAGCTCATTATGTCAACATTCGCTGAAGCTGTAGTAAACCAAGAAGCACGTACCACAAACGGTATGGTTGCACGCAAGTCCACCGCCAATGCGTGCGTCGATCTGTTCTTCAAGATCGGTGCTTCACGCGGTAAGGACATCACACCAGCCTTCGTGGCTGCGTATGTCGAGAACAAAGACGTTGCCTTGCGCATCGCTCAATGGGCTCGTGACGTTCGTGGTGGTTCCGGTGAACGTGAGCTATTCCGTCAAATCTTGAAGTATCTCGAAAAGCACGATAAGGACGCCGCAGCAGCTTTGCTGTTGAAGACTCCTGAAATCGGTCGCTGGGATGACATCTTCGTTTTCGAGGATGCAGGTTTGAAGGCTAAGGCTTTCACAATGTTGGGTGATGCGCTCCGCGTACGTAACGGTCTCGCTGCAAAGTGGACTCCACGTCAAGGTAAGCTCGCTGCCGAAATCCGCGCATTCTTCGGAATGTCTCCAAAGTTTTATCGTAAGTCTCTTGTTGAATTGTCTAAGACTGTTGAACAAGATATGTGTGCCAAGAATTGGGACGCCATCAACTTCTCGCACGTGCCATCCGTGGCCGCTGCTCGTTACAAGAAGGCTTTCAACCGTAACACACCAGAGTACGCAAAGTATGTGGCTGAGTTGATGAAGGATCCAAAGGATCGTACAGTCAACGTTAAGGTCAACGCTGGTGCCGTATTCCCATACGATGTGTTGAAGGGTGTTATCGGGTCATACCGTAACCAATTCAACACTACAGAGTTGAACCTGTTGCAAAAGCAATGGGAAGCTTTGGAAAACTTTGTTGGAGACGCAAACGTGTTGCCATTGGTGGACGTTTCTGGTTCTATGTCCTGTCGTGCAGGTGGTGCTGGCTCCCAATCAGCAACAACTTGTATGGACGTAGCTGTGTCGCTTGGTTTGTACCTAGCTGACAAGAACAAGGGTAAGTTCAAGGACACGTTCTTGACTTTCTCTGGCTCACCAGAACTGTTGCACCTAAAGGGTAACATTGTTGAGAAGTGCAACCAAATGACATCTTCTAACTGGGGTATGAACACAGACTTGGTGAAGGCAATGGACAAGATCCTGAACGTTGCTAAGTCTAATGGCGTACCTGAAGAAGAAATGCCATCGATGTTGTTGATTCTTTCTGACATGCAATTTGACCAATGCGCTCGTTTCGACGACTCCGCAATGAAGATGATTGCACGTAAGTACGAAGAAGCAGGCTACGAAATACCAAAGCTCGTATTCTGGAACTTGAACGCTGCGGACAACGTCCCAGTGAAGTATGACACACGAGGTGTTGCTTTGGTATCTGGCTTCTCGCCAGCTATCATGACGGCAGTACTTGGTGGTGATGCTGACAAGTTCACACCAGAAGCTATGATGCTTAAGGCAGTGATGATCGACCGTTACGCGATCTAAAGACGTAACACCTTACTAGGGCTTCGGCCCTAGTGTTTCAAATTTTTGAGGTGTACCATGAAGAAAATTGACTTAGTTGCTGTGAAGAAATTCATTGAAGCACAAAGCGAAGATACTAAAATCTATATCGGTGCGGATTCGACCCGATTCAAGATGGAGGGCAGATGGTATGCTGACTATACTTTAGCAGTCGTAGTCCACATTGACGGTAACCATGGTTGCAAAATCTTTGGTGAAGTTCAACGTGAATTAGATTACGACCAAAAGAAGTCGAAGCCAGCAATGCGTCTGATGAACGAAGTATATAAGGTTTCGGAACTATTCCAGAACCTTTCGGAAGTGTTAGAGGATCGTTATGTCGAAGTTCACTTGGACATTAACCCTAACATGATGTATGGCTCCTCGTGTGTTGTACAACAAGCTATCGGTTACATTAAAGGTACGTGCAACGTCACGCCAATGGTGAAGCCACAAGCCTTCGCTGCTTCGTACGCAGCTGACAGACTGAAAGAAGTTCTGGCAGCATAAGAAAGGACCTTCGGGTCCTTTTTTTTCGTCTATTGTTTGCCTATCTTGATGATTAAGAATGCGAATCGGATCCAATCGATAATTCATTGTCTTTATCACTAAGTAATAGTATAATTCAAACTGTGCGCTGGGCACAATTAACTTTAAGGAAATAGAATGAAAACAGTTGGCGATAAATTAACAGCATTTGCAGTAACAGGTGTAAAGCCAGGGCAACCAGAAGACGCATACTTCACGATCACAGACCAATCGTTTGAAGGTAAGTGGAAGATCATTGTATACTACCCAAAGGACTTCACGTTCGTGTGTCCAACTGAAATCGTAGCATATGATAAGTTGGCCGGCGACTTTGCTGATCGTGATGCTGTGTTGCTGACAGGTTCAACTGATAATGAGTTCTGCAAGACTGCATGGCAGAATGCCCACGCTGATTTGAAGAAACTCACACACATCCAGTTCGCAGACACACAACGTGGTGAGTTGAGCTTGATTGAACAATTGGGTACATTCTACGCTCCAGCTGGTGCTAGCCTCCGTGCTACGTTCATTGTTGATCCGAACAACGAAATCCAACACGTTACAGTCAACAACTTGAACGTCGGTCGTTCGCCAGAAGAAACATTGCGTATCCTTGACGCATTGCAAACTGGTGAGCTGTGTGCATGTAACCGTACGATCGGTGGGGAGACTCTGTAATGACAGCTTGGATTGACTCAGTCAAAGAAAGCCTGCCAGATTATGCAAAAGATACCAAGCTGAATCTAGACGCTGTAATCAAGCGTAGCACACTAGATCCAGTCGAAGCTGAGGCCTGCGCCTTGGCTGCGTTGGTAGCAACAGGCAACGGTAAATTGCTTGCGTTTGTACTGTCGAATACTGACCTTAACATTAAGACTGATACGCAGAACAATGTTAAGGAACGTGACGCGGCCATGACGGCGGCAAGCATTATGGCACAGAACAACGTGTGGTATCCATTCGTTGAGATGGCTGATGATCCTGCACTCAAGGGATTGCCAGCACAGCTACGTATGAATGCAATTGCAAGCCACGGCGGAACGACTAAAGCTCGTTTTGAAGCATACAGCTTGGCTGCTAGCATTGTTGGTAAGTGTCATTTCTGTGTGAAGGCACATTACGACATACTGAAGGCAGAAGGCTACACCGTAGAACAGCTGCGCGATATCGGGCGAATTGCAAGTGTAATGAATTCTGTTGCAAAAGTACTGAACTCATAGTATAATCTATATAAATACCCCATCTCATCGGGATGGGAACTAGGCTGGTATCCTAGTCAATCACTACCTCTAATGCCTTCGGGGTTAGACTTTTTAAAACTCGCTTATTTAAGGAGCACATATGACTTTTTTCACAGACACAGCTATTGACGCCGTTCAAGACGCTAAGGCCACATTCGTTAAGACATTCGTTCAAGACGAGAAGCTGGCAACACCACTCCACTCATTTGTAGAATCGCAGCGCGCGTTTGCTAAGCAAATCGCAAAGACTTCGTTCGACGTTTTGACAGCATCCTATGATGCAGCTCAAAAGTTGGCGTATCCTGGCACTGCTGCAACTGCTAAGTGATCGGAGGCAACATGACTAACTTCCCAACATTCAAAGACTTTGACAAGTTCTTCGTCGGGTTCGATGACCAATTCGAACGTATGACTAAATTACATGATGATTTGACAAAGAACATCCCTAACTACCCACCTTACAATATCAAGAAGACAGGCGATAACACATACGTTATTGAACTTGCTGTGGCAGGCTTTGCTAAGCAAGACATTGAAATCGAACTGGCTGATGGTAAGATGGTTATCAAGGGTAATGTACAAGGCGACGACACTAACGACAACTTCCTGTTCAAGGGAATTGCCGCCCGCAACTTCCAACGCGTTTTCGCATTGGATGATCAAGTGGAAGTCAAAAATGCTGAGATGCTCAATGGCATGTTGCAAGTATTTCTGGAACGAATCATTCCAGAGCACAAGAAGCCAAAGAAGATCGAAGTAAAAGAATCTTCCAAGTCTAGTAAAGCTCTTCTACAGGGCTAATAGACCCTTGCCGACCTTCACAAGAGGTCGGCTTTTATTTTGTCCAAAAGACATATGGGTAGAAACATGCATACAATTTACAAATGGTTAAAAGAATTATTTTCCACTGAACAAAGAGACGACATCGATCAGTATCTACAGGATAGCGTCGACGTCTATGACTTAGAATTTAGAATTAGAGCACTAGCTCGTAAGGGTATCATATGATACCAATGAAGCTAGTCACTCAACATGAGCGGGAGATGGTCAGTCGGCACCTATGCTCGCTACCACCACGCGATCGCCATTTACGATTTGGCGGGATGATGAGCGACCAATCGATCGAACAGTATGTACACCATACTTGGGACGGCGATAATGAATGGCTCGGTATAGTAGAAGGCGATAAGATAATCGCGGCTATCCATGTTGCATTCGAGACAAAAACAAAGGCCGAACTTGGCCTATCGGTAGATTCAGCATGGCGTGGCAAGAAGCTCGGCCAGGCTTTGTTTGAGCGAGCAATTGTATTCCTCAAGGCACAGCAAGTGCAAGACGTTTACATGCACTGCTTATCAGATAACACTGTGATGCGACATATAGCACGCAAGAACGAAATGCACATGGAGTCCTTAGGGGGCGAGACGGACGCAGACCTTGTTCTTAGAGAATCTACACCACTCGACAAATACCAAGAAGTGCTGGTTGAGAATCTAGCACAGTATGATAACACAATGCGCTCTGCTAGAAGAACGTGGCGCCAATTCCTCGGATTTAAAAAATGAAAACAATTATACATTTTGCTGTTGCCTTTGTCGATGCAATCATTGAAAGTAGACAATCTAAAGCACGCCGCTACTTGACCGGCGGTTATTAATTAAAAGGATATATTATGAACGTAGGTAATGTTGTTTGTTTGAAATTGATGAGTGGTGAGGAGTTGATCGGCACTAAAGTTGATGATGACTCAAGCGAATCCCAGATCGCTATTAAAGATGTGGCGTCTATTATTATGATGCCAGGTGGTGGTAATGGTCAGCAATATGGCCTCGGCCTCGCTCCTTTCCTTGGATACTCTGATTCCAAGTCTTTCAAAGTATCACGTACCGCAGTTGTAATTGAGCATGAGCCAAGCGTTGATATGATCAACAACTACAACCGCATGTTCGGTGCTGGTATTCAAGTAGTCCAATCGTTGAACGGATAACCCTTTTGGTGTATAATTAATGTATCTAAAAAGGTCTTTTATCACCTTTTATTTGCGTTAATATACCTTTTAAGGCCTGTTATGAAGATTGCTCTTTGCTCTGACGTCCATCTAGAATTTGGTCCACTTAGTCTGACCAATGATGAGAATGCCGACGTCTTGATTTTGTCTGGCGATATCTGTGTCGCAAACGATCTGATGGACAACGACGTCTACGGGGTCGTGCCTCATAAGCGCAGCCATATGTTCCACACGTTCTTCCAAGAATGCTGTGCACGTTTTCCTGTTGTGCTTTATGTTGCTGGTAACCATGAACACTACCATGGCGACTATGCTAAGACAATTCCCCGCTTGAAAGAAAAGCTGGGGTACCTAAAGAACCTCCACATCTTGGATAAAGATACATTCGTTCACGATGATGTTGTGTTCGTTGGAGGCACATTGTGGACTGACATGAACAAAGAAGATCCTAATACTTTGTATGGGATCAAAGGTTACATGAATGACTACAAGATCATCGATGACAGCTCTGAGGTCGTAAACTACAAAGTGTACCACCAAAAGATGAAGAACGTAGGTATCACTGATGAGGAGTGGTTAGCACTCCCACCAGCAGAACGTACGTATGTCGAATTCAAGACTCGTCCTGCTAAGTTCTCACCAGAGAAATCTGTTGAGGATCATAAGGCGATGTTGGAAGCAATCGATGATGCATTGAGTGCGTTTAAAGATGGATACAACAAGTTCGTCGTTGTCGGCCACCACTCGCCAAGCAAGTTGTCGACTAAGCCACAATACGAAAAAGACGTGATGGTTAATGGAGCATATAGTTCCGACCTATCCGAACTGATGTTGGACAATCCACAGATCAAAGTGTGGACGCATGGACACACTCACCATGAGTTCGATTATATGATTGGATCATGTCGTGTGATCTGTAACCCTCGTGGTTATGATGGATACGAAGATTCTGCTATGAATTTCAAACTCAAGTACTTTGACGTTTGATTGTTGCCTTGACTTGAATTATCCCTGATAATCTTGTCAGGGCTTTTTTATTTTGGGGATTCGTTATGGAAAAGAAGTGGGTATTAGTTGAATGTGTCAGCCAGTTTCGTATGCGCTATATGGTTGAGGTGCCGTCCGAGCATCCTGAGTATGCCCTAGATACTGTCACAATGAATGAGGCACGCGAGTTCTCCCAAGAGCATATTGGTGAGACAATTGTCAGTCACAGAGCAATGACTGAAGAAGAAGCACTGCAACTGTGCGATCAAGATAATAGTTATGTTGTTGGCAAGTGGACCAACGAGCAAAAGAAGAAAGCGTTCTTCACTGAAGAAGGCTATAAGCCGGAATAATAAATGAAATTTTACACGAACGTACACATCCACCGAGGCGAGATCCTACTGCGTGGGTATGAGGGTGAGCATCGCATACAAGAAGTGGTGCAATATCAGCCATACCTATTTGAGCCGAATAAGGTGTATCGCGAACGAGGCGTCGAGACTCCATACCGCACACTGAAGGGCGAGCCACTATACAAACGTGAGTTTGATAACCTATGGGATGCGCGCGCTTACATTAAAGAAAGCAAAGACATCTCCAACCGGAAGATGTATGGTTTGACCAACTTCCAGTATACATTCATCAACGATAATTATCCTGGTGCAATTGACTACGATCCTAAGATCATCTCATTGGTGTGTATCGATATTGAGACCTCTTCGGAGGGCGGATTCCCTGACATTGAGACTGCCGATAAGGCACTGACTGCTATTACTATTCGTAAGAATGGCAAGTCGATGGTTCTTGGGTTGAGGGATTATGTTGTTGAAAATCCAGACGCTGTTACATACTTTAAGTGTGTGTCGGAAGAAGCGCTGCTGTTGAAGTTCCTTGAGATTTGGCAATCGCCAGAATTCTCGCCAGACGTTGTTACTGGCTGGAACATTGAGTTCTTCGATATTCCATATCTCGTTAACCGAATTCGTCGCCAGCTTGGAGAGAAGTCTGCTAAGCGTCTGTCACCTTGGGGCATCCTTGAAGAGCGCCAACTCGAGATCATGGGTCGGATGTACACTTGCTACGTCCCTGTCGGTATTAGTATTCTCGACTACTTGCAAGCATATAAGAAGTTCTCTTTTGCACAGCAAGAATCGTTCAAGCTCGATCATATTGCGTTCATTGAACTCGGTGAGCGTAAGTTGGACTTCAATGAGCTTGGGTTTGAAACTCTTGATGACTTCTACAAAGGCGACTTCCAGAACTACATTAACTACAACATCCGAGACGTTGAGTTGGTAGACAAGCTAGAAGATAAGCTGAAGTTCCTTGAGCAGATCTACGCTATTGCATATGACGGCCACGTCAACTTTGTCGATGCGTTCACTTCCGTGCGTATGTGGGATATTATTATCCACAACTACTTGCTTGCAAGAGGCATCGCTGTGCCTATCAACGCGCGCCATGAGAAAGATGGCCAGATCGTTGGTGCCTATGTTAAGGATCCACAAGTTGGCATGCACGACTGGACTGTTTCATTTGACTTGAACAGTTTGTATCCTCACTTGATCATGCAATACAACATCTCACCTGAGACATTTGTTGGTACGATTGAAGGTCTTTCGATTGAATCGATTCTGGACGGTGCTCTGAATAGAGAAGACATTCGTGAGCAGATGGAACGTGAAAACGTTGCCGTTGCTGCATCAGGTTGTATGTTTAGTCGTGACCAACAAGGGTTCTTGCCTGCACTGATGTTGAGTATGTACAACGATCGTGTCGGCTTTAAGAAGCAGATGTTGGCTGCAAAGCAACAATATGAGAAGACTCCAACATATGAGCTGGAGAAAGAGATTGCACGTTGCCATAACATGCAGCTTGCTAAGAAGATCCAATTGAACTCAGCTTATGGCGCTCTTTCAAACGTGTACTTCCGTTGGTTCGATATCGACCTTGCTGAGTCGATTACTAAGTCTGGTCAGTTGTCTATCCGTTGGATGGAACGTCACATTAACCAGTACTTGAATAAGACACTGAAGACCGAGCTCGTCGATTATGTGATCGCTTGCGATACGGACTCAATGTACTTGAAGCTCGGTAAGCTGGTTGAGCAGACGTGTGAAGGCAAGTCGACAGAAGAGATCGTCAAGTTCTTGGATAATGCTTGTGAGAAGATCTTCGAGCCATATATCGATAAGACATACCAGAAGCTCGCTGACTATGTGAACGCATATGATCAGAAGATGAAAATGAAGCGTGAAGCTATTGCAGATAAGGGTATCTGGACTGCTAAGAAGCGTTACATTCTCAATGTGTATAACAACGAAGGTGTTCAGTATGCTGAGCCTAAGTTGAAGCTGTCCGGTATTGAAGCTGTTCGTTCTTCTACTCCTTCTGCTTGTCGTGACAACATTAAGGAAGCGCTCAAGGTTATCATGTCTGGTAATGAAAGTGAGTTGATTGCATTCGTTGAAAACTTCCGACGTGAGTATGTGAATCTACCTTTCGAGGAGATTGCGTTCCCACGATCTGTTCGAGGATTGGCGAAGTACATTGACGCGACTACGATCTACCGCAAGTCGACTCCGATTCACGTTAAGGGTGCTTTGATCTATAATCACATCCTACGTACAAGAGGGCTAAACAATAAATACCCAGTCATCGGTGAGGGTGAAAAGATTAAGTTCTGCCACCTACGCCAGCCTAACCCAACAACAGCGACTGTAATCTCTGCTCCAGGTTCTATTCCACCAGAGTTGAATTTGCAGCAGTATGTCGACTATGATATGCAGTTCGATAAGTCGTTTATTGAACCAATTAAAACGATTACAGACGCTATCGGTTGGAGTATTGAAGGCAAGCGTAATACAATCGAAGACTTCTTTTAAGGACACACATGGCTACACAATTAGGCGATTTCGACTTCGGGTTTACAGCAGTATCAGAGACGGAGCTGAAGGCGAAGGAAGAACAACTCAAGCAGACGGTACAACAACAGACCGCCGAGCTTGCGCAAGTGTCTCGTACATATGAAGAGAAGCTCAACACGATGTATACGATGGTAATGCCATTGTTGAAGAACCTCGCAAAGGACTCCGATAAGGACTACATCTTCTGGCCTGACCGTCAGAAGAAGATGACTGAGTTTATTGCTAAGGTCAATGGATTAATGGAAAAGTGATATGTTGAATTATTTGGTATTGTTGGTCGCATTGGCACTATCTGCGGTTGCTGCATACTACTCGATCGCTGGTCTTGTAGTGTTGTTTGCGGCCGCTGCTGTTCCAGTGATGGTGATGGCCTCTGTGATTGAGTTTGCTAAGGTTGTTGCAACATCTTGGTTGTATCGCAATTGGGATACTGCGCCACGGTTTATCAAATACTACCTAACAGTCGCTGTTGCTATTCTAATGATCATCACATCGATGGGGATCTTTGGATACTTGTCGAAAGCCCACATTGACCAGGGAGTGCCAGCTGGCCAAGTAATGGACCAATTGGCGTTATATGATGAAAAGATCAAGGTAGAGAAGGACAACATCGATGCTGCGCGCAAAGCAATTAAACAAATGGACGAGGCTGTCGATCAGACACTATCACGCTCAGATGATGAAAAGGGTGCCACTAAGGCTGCATCTCTACGTCGAACCCAACAGAAAGAGCGTGCTCAATTGGCTGCAGACATCTCCAAAGCACAATCCAATATTGTTTCAATACAAACAGAAAGAGCGCCGATTGCTGCTCAAGTACGACAGGTCACAGCTGAAGTAGGTCCGCTAAAGTATGTTGCAGAGTTGTTCTACGATACAGCTGATGCGACAATACTCGATAAGGCTGTTCGGTTTGTAATCCTTATGATTGTTGCTGTATTTGACCCTCTAGCTATCATCTTGCTGGTTGCTGCAAACCACTCAATGAGCAATCCACCTGGCGAAGGTCCACAACAGCCCAAGCCAGTGAAGCAAAAGATGCCTGAGTGGTTGAGAACAGCTACACGAGCACGACGTATGAAGAACATGCATGAAGCTAAACGTAAACAAAAGCCGAACGTGGTCGAGATAGATAAAGACTCAATCGTGAGAATGTAATGTCACCAGAGAATACTAAACGATTGCATGAGCTCGTGGTAAAGCGTGGAACAGAAATCCACAACAAGCTCCCATCACACACATCCCACCCCGACGGCCGTATTGGAATTGCACACATATACTCTGTAATTAAGGCCGTGATGGGCTGTCCAATGAAAGAGTGTCGTGATATTCGGTATGATGAGATTGTGGAGATTATCAATTACACAGCTGATAATGTGCATGTGATAGAAGGGTTGACGGCTCCCCTAAAAGCTAAGATACACAAAGAACCATTGATTGTCCCAGCGACACTCGACAAGTTTTTCTGAGTTGACTTCGTCCCTGCAAGGGTAGTATAGTCACTCATTAGGAGATTATTATGAGATCTGTGATTGCGGTGCCGCTTGCGGCACTATTATATTTGCTTCTAACGGTAACATCATTTATCGCAAGAAGCATGGCAGTAGCGTCGGTTATGTTCGCGGCAGCAACTGTCAATGTAGTATTATGGTCGGGAACCGGTTGGCTGATTACCAAGGTGTTGTCGAGATTGAACGAACTAAACGAAAACAGTAATACATCGAAGGAAATACAATGAGCTTATTAGACAAAATCCGTAAAAATACAACGATTAAAGACACCGACATATTATCTAAGTCAAAGTTCTTCACTAAGAAGGATATGATCCCTACAGCGATCCCAGCAATCAACGTTGCTCTCAGTGGACGTCTGGATGGTGGCCTCACACCTGGTTTGACAATGTGGGCTGGTCCATCGAAACACTTTAAGACAGCATTCTCTTTGCTGATGGCTAAGTCCTACATGGACAAATACCCAGATTCAGTCATGCTATTCTATGACTCAGAATTTGGAACACCACAAGCATACTTCGACTCATTCGGTATCGATACTGAGCGAGTTGTCCATACTCCAATCACAGACGTTGAGCAATTGAAGTTCGACATCATGCAACAGATTAATGCAATCGTTCGTGATGAGCGCGTGATCATTATCATCGACTCGATTGGTAACCTTGCTTCTAAGAAAGAAGTTGAGGATGCATTGGAAGGTAAGTCTGTTGGCGATATGTCTCGTGCCAAGCAGATCAAGTCGTTGTTCCGTATGGTCACACCACACTTGACACTAAAAGAC